TGCGCATGTGAAACGAGCTGGGGTATCCACTCCGGCAGCTTGTCCGCCGGGAAGGATAGCAGCGATGCAAGGTCCGCGTCCTCGAGGTGGTACTGCTGACGCAGCAACGCGGCAACGTACTGGAATGCCGACCGCAGAAACGCCGACTGGCCGTCCATGTCCACCTGCAAGTCACTGTTCATGGTGCGCCCGCAGGTGGGGCAAATGTCGCCCGCCTGAATCTCGGCCGCATCGAGAACGGCCTGCGCCATTTCCGCGATGGGGTCATGATCATCTGGCAACGTCATGCCAACGTCAATCGCCCCGCCATCAAATACGGGCGACACCGTGCCGGGCGACTTGAGCGGGCGTACCGACCACGAGACGCCTGCAATCGTGAGGCTGTCGCATGAGTCAGGATGCCATGCCTGATCGACCGGCAAGCGGCTGTCGATTTCGAGTTGTCGCGCCTGTGATTCAGTCATTACGCAGGATCAGACACGCCCGAAGCATGGAAACCAATGGACCCGCCGCCAGCCGCCTCGTTGCGGAAGTTGACATTGGCGTCACCGCAGAGGCAATCGGAAATCGTGACCGTGGTTTCAGCCCCGGCCTCATCGAGAACCTTGAAAGTCAGGTCTTTGCTGTCGCCGCCCTTGCCCTTGAGAGCGCGGGCCTGCTTCTGGTCGTTGAACTGAATCGTGCCGGTGACGGCCATGTTCGTCAGAAACGTGGTCACGGTTCCATTGTCAGACTGCACAGCGTTGGACCGCTGTGACGGGCTGACAGAAATCGAGACAACGCCGGTGACAGCCACCGAATCAAGCGTTACCGTGTTGGGGTTCTTATAAATCTTCGCCATGGTTACTCCCTAATGAGAAGTGTCAGAGGTTATGATGTAGGCGCACGAAACGGGCAACAGGGCAACCGCCCACGCCTCGTCCGTCGTGTCGATGTCAATGGGGCCGATGTCCACAGCCCGCCGCAAACTCTCGCCGTCGGCAATGTCCCGCGTACCCGAAGGCCACGAGCCCAAGAGCCCGTTAATGACCGCATCCTTGAGCCGTTGGCAGTGCTGGTCAGGCGTGTAGGTCGTATCCCCCTTGGTCGCCAGCCACACGTCAAACGAGGCCACAATGCCAACCTGGTTGTCGGTCTGCGGGATTTCTTCCGTGGAGCCGATGACCACTCCGGCCACAGGACCGCCGGTGACGCGCTTCTGCTCGAATGACGCCTGCGAGGATTCAATCGTCGCGCTTTCAAACGCATCGTCGCCATCAATCGTCAACGCGGCGAGCTTGGCGCGGATCGCTTCGGCCAGCGTGTTTTGTTTCGTGGTGATGGTTACGTCCATTGGGCGGTAAACTCCGCGGCAAGTTCTCGAATGGTTTGGTCAAACGCCGCTTCAACGGCGCGGATATGCTGAGTGGCCGAGAAATGCAGCCACAGTCGCTTGGGCATGTTCCCAAGCCCCTTTTGGTGGGCCTCGGCATAGATGCCGGTCTGCTCATCGGGGGCGGTCCAGACCAGCCAGAGCGAGCCGCCCTTGATCTCCCAAGAGAAATTAGCCTTGTCCAGCATCCCGCCGACGTTGCCGGTTCGGTCCAGCCCGCGAAGCCAGTTTCCAAGCGCGCTGCCCTGCGTCTTGGTCTTTCGCGCCTTGTACTGTGGTGAGTATCGCGTATATCCACGCCCATCCTCACCGATTCCCGCGTGGGCCGCTGCAATCACAACGCGGATGATTTCGTCCCCTTTGGCCTCTACGAAGTGCTGCCAGATTCGCTCCGTGCTCATGTACTCATCGAGGTCTTGCTCGAATTGATCTAGCCCCTCGATGGTTGTCTGTCGTGCCATGGCGTGCTATAATGTGATTATGAAGGACGTGACGCTCTGCCCCGTCTGCCGTAAGCGGTATCTCGAAATCGTGGACCTTGAAGACGGTCTGACGATGTACGTCCATCGACGGTCGGTGCAGGAAGAACTTAACAAGGTCACGCTCTACGGCTGCTGCGTGGGCGAGTTCTCACAAATCAGGGGCGTGTCATTCTCAGACGCGTCGGAGGCTGATGACGTTGGTACTGCCTGACGTATCCGCATCCAGATTGGTGTCGGGGTCTTTGCTGAGGGTTGGATTAATCGCGCCCATCTTTTCCATCCGCTGATCCCGGTGGTAGTCGGCGAGTTCGCTGAACATGGTTTCATCTGCACGCTCGTGGCTCCGATGGAAGGCAATCTCCAAAGTCTTGTGAATCGCGGCCTCGCGGAATTGGTCGGGGACCACAAACCGCCGGCGGTCAGGGTAATTCCTGTTCAGGCCCGCAAGCCGTCGGTCTTCCGTGCCGCCATATCCGCCGATCTCATCGGGGAACACCTGGTCAGCCCACAGCATGATCCCCCGTGTGGCCTCGGCGATAAACTCAGCCATCCCATACGTCGCATTGTAGCTCGGAAGGCTGGCCACGTTCTCATAGTACGTCGCCAAATCAGCGTCCACACAAAGGGCCACCTTCATCGGAGCCGCCGTGGTCGTGGTCGTGTAATCCTCGATCCACAATTCGCCGGTCACGCCGCTGGAGTTGGCCTCGGCGAGCGTGATCTGCACCGCCGCTGTATCCACGTCAGACACATCGCCGGAGCCGGTCGCAATCGCCGACGTGCAGGCCGCATCGCTGTAGACCGTCACCGTCACCGTATCGCCTACCGCCGTGGTTGAAAACCACAGCCAGCCGCTATCGGTCGGCCCGTCGGATTTCGTCGAAACGCCGGTCAGCTTCCATCGGGAAGTATGGATCGCGTCCCTGTCGTCATACGCAATGATTTGATCGAAGGTCATATTACCTCACAAACCAGCCGTGCAGGCTTTCTTTTCGCTCACCAGCCAGAACCGCGCCGGTTTCGGTCATCCAGTCGGCTATCGCACCAGCAGCCAGCGTGCTTGCCCCGCGTTTCCAGTCGTGACAAATCAGCACCCCGCCTGGCGACATTCGCGGCCAGAGGAACCGCAACGCATCAAGGGTCGGCTGGTATTGGTCCAGGTCCAAATGCACAAAGGCGAATTGAACATCCTCAAGCTCGGCGAGAATATCCGGCACAAAGCCCTCGTGAATCTTCACAGTGTCGCCAAAGGGTGCGGCCAAGTGCCTGAACACCTTGGACCCGCCAACACTCAACGCCCCGCGCTTGTAGTTGTCGCCGTCACGGGAGGTTTCTTGAGCCATCCCGCAAAACGAATCAACCGCATGAATCACGCGGCCATCCACGCGGGCAAGCTCGGCCATGGGCATGAATGTCGTTCCATGCCAGACGCCAAACTCGGCCAGGTCGCCAGGAACACCACACCGCAACACCTCGCGCAGCATCGGCTCGATGTGAATGAAGTTGGCCCTCATAGTCCAGCCGCCTTCAACACGTCCAACAGAGGCAAGCCGCTTGCAATCTCGGCCTGATTCCACTGGCGACATGCCAGCCAATTCAGGTAGTTGTCCACGCTTGACTGCGATGGACACCAGCCACCACGCATCGATGCAATATCGTCGGCCATCGTTGCCAATGTCGCCTTGCGTGCCGCGCCAGCGTGAATCGCAAGGCTCGGCCCAAGGGACAGCACGGGGCAGCCCCACGATACCGCTTCGGTTGCCGAGTTCGAGTTGATCGTAACCACAAAGGCCGCGCCGTCAATCGCCTCACGCAAGCTGCCGCCGCATTGCACCACATCGGCCGGCGTCTCGCGCCGTGCCTTGGGGTGCGGTCTGTATCGAACATCGCCGCCACAGGCCGCCACAACCCGGTAAAGTTCCAGCGAATCCCGCGTCTCGCTTTCGTATAGCTGCGAATCGCCGTAGACCTGGCCAAGCACCAGCGTGTAGCCGTCGCGCGAAGCTATCGGCTCAATCGGCTCTCGCCAAACCTCGCCAAGCCGTGACTGGTCCGGGGCCGGGTCTGCAAACGCGCCAGTCCATGACGCGGTGTGATTGAATCCCTCGTGGTCAATCTGCGTGTAGGCATGGCGGTCGAAAAACCCAAGCTCCATGAAGAACGGCGTGACTCCTTCTCGCTTGCACCCGTCAAGAATGCTTCGGTAGCTCTTGTGCCGCCCGTTCCACATGATGACCACATCGGGGCGAGTGGCGAACACCGGCCAGCGGTCAGGGACCACCACCTCGGCCTGACAGCCAATCGCCTTGAAGCCATCGACCACCGCCCGAAACGGCAGTGAGCGGTCTTTCCACTGCTGATTGTGGGCAATCACGCCCACGCGATACTTGCGGAGTTTCTTGGGTTTCTCCGCGAGTGCCGCCTTCTGTGCTGCACTGGCCACCACCGTGGTCTTGCCGCCCATCCACAGGTGCATCATGAACGGCAACTGATCGCCGCTGTGAACCATCGCCACCTTGAGGACTTCGCGCGGGTCTTCGCCATTACGGATCGCCCGGTAAGCCGCCTTGGCCGACTCAATCCCCGCCGGGTAGAACCACGGCCATCGACCCACCGTGAACAGGTCAGGCTCGGCGTTAACCAGCCGCGTCAACAATCTCGGCCCGTAACAGGTCCGAGTGTGCGGATCGTCAACAGCCTCAATGGCCGCGTCGATCTTGGCCCACACGGGTGAATCTACGCACGCGCCAATCACGCCCGCTGCCGTGGTCAGGGTCGGGTTTTTCTGGTGGTACTGCTCCGTGACAAAGAACTTGCTGCCGCCTAGCCCGTAAGCACGCACAATGTCGTCAACGGGGCGAAATGGCAGATAGTCCAGATCGAACCACCAGCCGCCATGGGTCTGGAGGATCGAGTAACGCCACAGGTCACTGGTGCGGTCAGGCTCGGGAGCATTGGCCGCAGCCTTGGCGTACTTCGGCAACAGGCAATCCGGCCCGTGGAGCATCACCTCGTAATCGGGATTGAGTTCCCGAAAACGCTGGAGATTATATCTGGCGTACTCCGGCAAATTGGCCGGGTCATGCCAGCAGAAATGAATGATCTTTGGAATCATGCGCGCCTAGCTAGAGTGATGCAGGGCGGCCAGCCCGAAGGCCAGCCGCCCCACAGGGAAACCTACGCGGTCTGGAAGATACCCATGACCAACGGGCTCTGCCGGTGATCGTCCAGGTTCTCATCCCAATTGGCCGCCGTGGCCAACTGTGCGATCGTCGGATTTTCCGTGGTGCTGCTGGGAGCCCACTTCATGCCCGCGATGCTGACCTCAAGTTCGTAGTCCTGCCGGAACTTGGTGCACTTCCGCGTCTTGGTGATGTCACGGTCGATTTCGAGCGGATCGCGCCCAACGATCTCCACCGCCACCGCACCGGGGCCAAAGCCAAGCACATAGTGGTCGGCCTTGTACACCGAATCGGCTGCCGTCTGGAGGTGCGAAATGTCGGCAACCATCAGCGCGCGACCCAAGGCCGCGGGCTCGTTGCCGTAGAACACCGCACCGCTCACGGGGTCAGGCGTGCCGCTGGCCAACTGACCGGCCACCAGGTTCAGGTAGCCAATCGACGGCATCAGGAAGCAGCCAATCTGCTCCATCGCGTCGCCCATCTTGCCGACCAACTGGTTCAGACCAGCAGCCGTGATGGTCGTGCTGGACCCGCCCAAGGCCACGCGGCTACCATAAATATGGTAGTTGCTCGACGGGGTGTCCATCGACTGCACAGCGGCAAGGGCAGATCGCACCGCAACGTCACGAATCGTGATCGCCGAGTTCTCGGCCATCTGCTGAGCCACGATCATCGACCATGCCTCATCGCTCAGAGCAGAGACATCGACCTCATCGTCGTCGATCTGCGCGGCCACGTAACGCTTAATGCGGACCTTCGACCCGCTGGTCTGCGTGATCTTGCCGAAGGTTGCGTCGCCCGTGTCCTCGTGATCCATACGATTGTCAAGGGACTCGTTGGTCACAAAGCGGAAGGGGGTGGTGTACTCGCCGCCTGCGGCCTGCTTGGCAAGGTTGTCGCTGAGCAGGATGCCGCCGCGAGACTTGGCATTGTAGAAGTCAAGAATCTCGCTTGTTCCACGATAATTCTCAGCCTCGTAAATGCTCGGAATAACTACATCGGTTCGAGCCATTGGATATGCTCCTTATTTTGGAGGGAGTTTCAGATATGCGTCACGCCCATGTTTATTGAGGAACTCGCCCAATTCCTTGGGGTTGGCCCGCAGGGAGGCTTGCGTTGTCCCGCCGGGGATACCCGCGCCTGCCTTGCCGCCGCTGCCCGAATCACCACTGGCCGCCACAAAGTGCGGGTTGGTTTCCGCGAACTGCTTGGCCAGCATGTCAACGGTCAGGCTGTTGCCTTCGCCGTCGGTCATCGGCTGGCCGTCATCGCCGAGAACAGCGACCACAGCCTTGCCGTCAGTCACGCTGACTTTCACGCGGTCCCGCAGCAGCTTGGCCGCCTGGGGGATCAACTCGCTTTTCACGCCCGCCTTGCCGAGATTTTCGAGCAATGCGTTTGTGCCAACTGCACCGTGCAACGCCGATTGGATGCCTTGAAGCTCAGCCTCACGCGCCGACAGGTCAGCCTTGTACTTGGCCTGTGCCGAATCAAGGGCTTCACGATACTTGCCCTCACTTTCGAGCTTGGCCTGCTCCACGGCCTGTTGCTGCTCATCGAATTGGGATTGCAACGTGCTGATTTGCTCAGCCAGTGCCGCCCGTTCGTTTTCAGCCTCTTGGGCTCGCTTTCGCAGCTTCTTGGCGTTTTCGACTTCCGATTCGTACAGTTCTTGGAGTTTCTCCTGGGTCAATTCCTCTGACATGGGTTCACCTTGGCCGACTGGCCTGACGTGGGCCGACTGGCCCGATAGACTTGCTCGCCCGATTGGCCCCCTGGCCGCGCGGGTTCGCGGTTAACGCCGCTGATACGGATTCAGCGGTTCGCTTGTATCACCTTGGTCGGTGTATTCGATGGGCACGAGCTGGCACATGCACGCGTCTTTGCAGAACGTGTGGCCGTCGCCGGGCATACGCCCCGCCCAATTGTTCGATTCTGTGCCGTGCAGGTCGATGCAACTGGGGCAGCTTTCCGACCCGTTGACCGTGACCCACACGAATGTCCCCGTGTAGCCGGCCGCGCGAAACGATGAATATTGTGCCCGCTGGGCTTCGCGTCGGATCGCATCACGGTTGTGGGCCGCCACCTTCACCGCGAATCGCGGAAGGAAGCCAGCCGTCCGGTTGCGTTGGCTGACGATGTTAGAGACTTCACGACGGGCTGCACGGATCTCTGCCGGCGTGCCGGTCGCTTCTGCCTGTGCGTAGGCTTGGCGTGCCCGCCTCAATCGCCGCTGCAAATTGGCGAGCTGTTCGAGTTCCTCGCGGTCAGCGGCCAACAGGTCGGCTATAACCTGCTGGCGTGCAATGCCGTCACGGCTCGCCCGTGCAAAGGCCGCGTTAATGTCGGCCTCAAGGTAGCCCACCTCGCGGATCAACTCGGCCTGAAATACCGCCAGATTCCGGCGTGTGTATCGCTCAAAGTTTCGCAGCACAGGCCCGCGAAAGCGGTTTCCCAATCTCACTGCGTCTTGCCCGCCCATCGCTGACAGGATCGGCCTTGCAGCCGCTCTGCCAATCTGTGCCGCGTAAGGGATATGCTGACGGGACACCAACCGCACAATGCGGTCCCGCAACTGTTCAACCTCACGCTTGGGAGCGCGGTAGATGCTCGCCTGCGCGAACTTCCGCACCACCTCAATGATTTCATCAGCGGGCTTGTCGGCCTCGATCAAGACCCGAAACCGGCGGGCAGACGCCACAATCTGGGAAGCCATCAGCCACCGCCCACCACCGGGGCCATACCACCAAAGCTCGCATCAGCCAACTCGGCCAAGGTCTGCTCATACATGGGATCGCCCTGCCGACCCAACTGGTCGGTCACGCGCTGGAGGATCATCCGCATCAGGCCCGGCGCATCGTCGGCCAGGTCAAGCTCCTTGATCCCCTTGGCGATGTTCACCAGGTCGCCCAATGGGTCGATCATGAACTTGCGGTTGTACTGTACGCTGTATCCGATTTCGTCACGGCTCAATGGCTTGCCGACCATACGAGACAACACGATCCGCATGACCTCGGCTTCGACTTCCTCGGCCTGTGTGGCTGTGGCGCAAAGCTCGTTATGCAGTGGGCCGCTTTCGACCGCCACCTGCACGCCGGACTCTGCACGCCCTTCCATTTCGCCCAATACGCCGCCAAGCAACGCACGAGCCGCCATCTTCTCGATGATGAGCTTGATCCACTCACGCTTCTCCGCGATATGCTTGACCTCGCCGAAGATACGGTCAACCTTCGCGTCAGGATTGCTCAGCCGCCAGACGATACCCGGCCCCATTTGCTGACAGGCGTCCATTTCGGTGTCGGTCACGCCAAAGAACACGAGGAAGCTGACCGTCAGGAACAGGTCCAACTCGGCCTGGCTGGTGAGGTTCAGCAGATAGCGAGCCATCGGCGTCAACCGCGTCAGCAGGCTGATCGGGATGCCGGGGAAGTCTCGCCGCGTTGAACGTCCAAAGTAGAACGGGACAATCGGGCACTGGCCGAGAATGTGAGGCCCGGTCGATACAGTGACGATGGGCTCTTTGTTCTCGACATCTTCGACACGGTAGCGATACCATGCCGATGAATCATACGTCAGGTATTCATGAATCCCGCTGGTATCGTCAAGCTCGCCCTGTGCAATCGGCGAGCCAAGGAAGTACCGCGCGAAACTGTACGCACCAGACGGGCTGCACGACCAGTCAAACCGCTCCAGCGGGGTGAAGGCTTGCAGATAAACGCGCGATTCTGCTTCCTGTGCACGGTTCAGCGGCTGGCCTTCAATCGCCTCGCGGTCAACGAGAATGTCCACGCCATTGACGTACTGCTGGCGTACCGCACGCCGCATGAAATCATCCATGCTCGTGCCGTCGCCGTCCACGTTAGACAGAAACGCCTCGATCATCTTGGCATAGGGCGAATCGTCAAACATCCGCGTGGGAGCCGCCCTGAACAGGTTGGATACGCGGATATTGATGACGTCCGCGATGCAGTCGAAGCTCAACGCGTTGGCCTTACGCCAGTTGTACTGGCTGGCCGCTTCCTCAGCGTCGAACTTGTCCAGATAATCGCCAGACGTGAGAATGTGCGGGTGCATCTCCGCAAAGTCACGGTTAGCCGTCCAATCGTCCTCGAACGTCTCATAGAGGCCGTTCTGTGCCGACGGGTCAAAATCGGTGGGTATATATTCGCTCATACGCTGATCCGGTGTTGTCCGGCCTTTTGGCCGGTGAGGACGTTGATAAAGAAATATCGAAGTGCGTCCATGGTGTGATCCGCAGGCTGGGGCTTGACGGGCTCGTCAATGTACTGATCGTTGACCTTGCGGCGGGCATAGCCCTGAATGTCCCGCAGGATCGTCCGTCGGTTGGCCTCGCTATCGACGATGAACAGCCGGCGGTTGCCGCTGGCCGGTGCGATATAGCCGCGTATCAGGTCGATGCCGTTCTTGACTTCCCGCCACCGCGTGTCCATCGAGTAGCTACAGACTACCCCGTGGGCTGACAGCTCATCAATCGCGCTTCGCCCGGTCTGGTCGCTCTTGTTCCTGCCTGCCGGGTCGCCATACGTCGCTGTGGCCTTGAGCCGGTTGGCTTTCATCGCCTCGGCGTGTGTCGCCAGCGTGCCATGCTCGGCCTTATAAGTGTCAAGCACGTAGACCGTGTTAGATTTGCGGTCAAACCCGATCCACAGGCAGACGAACGTGCCCCAACCAAAGTCAATCGCCCGGTAGATTTCAAGGCCCGCAGGGGCTTGAGCCACCACGTTGGCCACGGGGTCGAAGTCGCTGTAAACCAGCCCCTCAGGATTGGGCCGCTTGCACTCGGCCTCGGCGTCCCATGAGGCCCTCGACCACTGCTTTGCCATCAGGATCGCGTCGTCGATCTGGAAAATACCGCACGCCTGCCGGGACGCAATCCCAACCCTCGCGTCCGGGTCGATCTCCCGCGCCTTGGCGAGACATGCAAACCCCAAGGGGCAACTGCCGCAGCCAGCCCCGTTGTCGTGTCGCTCTGGCGGACATGGGGCAATGACCTCCCAAATGTTCCACTTGTACAGCTTGATCCCGCGCGCGTCGGCGTTGTCCACCAAATGCGCCATCGGGCCGTCAACGCGATGCCATGTGGACAGATCCACGGTACGGGCCGCCAGATTGCTCCGGCTCGCCATCATGCCCGTGGAGGCCTCCCACAAGGCGGGGTCGATTTCGTCAACCTCATCGCGGAGAAGCCACTGAATTTTGGGGCCACGCACTGACCGCTGGCTTGCCGTCAGGATTGACAGGTTGCCATTGTCTAGTGCGGTATCACGCTTGAGCAGATTCCGCACGCGGTCAGGGTTGACCTTATCGCACCAGTCGGCCCAATATCGGTACATATTATCGCCCTGGTCTGCTGAGCCTGCGAGAATGCGGCCCTGCAATCGGGCTACCGATAGCGGGTGGAATCGGTACTTAAGGGCCGTGATGATCGACGCGGCAAGCGTCTTACCCCCTGAACGGTTGGCCCATACCGCACCAGCCTGAGGGCGGTTAAAGAACTGGTCGGCTACGAAATCAAACGGGCTGGAATGGCCCGGTGTAAACACCTTCCACGGCAAGCGCACGTCGAAATACGCGGCGATGAAGCCCCACAATTCCTTCCGGGTTGTCGGTTGATAGTCCACACTCTATTGGGCCTTCCGGGCCAGCTTGGCAGGCGTCAGGCCAAGGCATTGGTTCAGAATCCCCATCCACGCCGTGACCAACTGCTCGCTGGCTGTCGTGCCAAGCGTGACGAATATCTCACGCGCCGCACCCTTGGTATGCTC